CGTGCTGTGCCGCGACGTAACTGGCACTCATGGCACGTCCTCCGGACGGAATGGACCGTCGCCCGGTTCGATGTTCAGCATCAGAGTGCCCGGTGGCTGATCCGGCCAAGGCCATTCGGCGTCACCGAGGTAGATCTGCTGTGTCCACTCCACGACCCAGACGGTGTAGCCGTCCAACTCGGGCTTGGTCCAGTCGGGCATGGCCTGCACGAACTCGGCCGGTTCAACTGCCGCACCCCAGCTCTGCATACGGAGTAACGCGCCAAGATGACCGGCCAGAAACACCGCCTGCTGATGGTGATCCGGCTGAATGGGATCGGTGATCACCCGCGCCTCGAACTTGCAGGCCAACCCGGTTTCGCCTGTTCCCGGATCGAGACCCGGCTCCATCTCGGCCAGCTCGATCAGTATTGCCGGCAGCGGTAGACGATCCAAGTCATTGGGCCACATGGCCACCGTTTGCACCCATGGCAACTGATGCTGAATATGTTGTTCGATGGCTTGATAAAGCTGCTCAAAACTGAACGGCTCGTCGACTTGATCCGTCACGTCATTTCCTCCTCAGGTGCTTCTGCAGCTCAAAGTTGAGTTCCTGCTGCAGGACGTGCAGCAACTGTTCGTCGGCCTTGCGGATCCAGCTTTCGAAGTGTGGCCGCGCCTGCTCCAGCGACACCTTGGCTTTTGCCAGAGGAAAGCGGCTACCGTGTTCGGCGATCCAGCCCGAACTGGCCCCACCCGCCCCGCTGACTTCACTGTCGGGATAGTCGTTGGCGTCGAAGTGCTTGCTGGCTGTGCGGATCCAGACGTCCGCGCTGTTGCCGTAGACCTTCTTGAAGAACGCGCCCTGAAAGCGTCGACCGGCCACCGATACACCGGACCGACTCTGCCGAGGACGACCGATGCGACTGGCTTCCATGGCGTTGAGGCCAAACCAGAGTTTGCCGCTGTTGGCTCCCCCGCTGACCGGGTAGGCCCGCAGGCGCTGCCGCACTGCTGCCACGGCGATACGTTCCTGACGGCCGACAGCGCGGGCGATGTGTGTGGCGAGCCAACGCAGGGTTTTGTTGATGGCTCGGCGCTGAGCAGCGGCGGCAGCCTTGGGCACCAGGGCGGCGAAATCCTGAAAGGCTTTCAGGTCTGCCGCCGAGGTCTGCAGGGAGATCATCCCGCCGCCGGCCGAGGGCTTGAAGTATCTGCCGACACTCATGGTCGTTTCCTCAGGATCAAGGCGACAAGTCCGTCACCGCCCGGCTCCAGCTGCAGCAGGTCGTAGTCGCCGCCGCCGTCCAGCTCCGGCAGATCTACGCTCACCAGCAGCCCTTTTTTCAGGCCGTGCGAATCACGGACGCGGATTTCGAACTTCGGCTCGCGCAACGCCGTTTTGACGCTGCCCATCTTGGGTTGCATCCACGGTGCCGCGAACATGCCGAGCACCGGTTCGTCGTAGCCCTCGATCCGGGCCGTGTCGCCGAGGGTTTCGAACACCGTGTCGTCGAGGTCTTCCAGCAGCTCCCGGAAGGCCATGGTTACAGCTCCAGGAGAATCTGCGCCCGTGGTCGTGTGCACAGGTGCAGCGGATTGGACTGGGCTTCACCGGCCATGCCTTTCTTGAACGGCAACGGTTCGATCATGCTGTAGTACGGAATGCCTTGGGTGTTGACCGTTTCCATGTAGTCAGCCGGCGCAAACACCGAGATGTACAGATCCGGCACGCCTTCAGGGATCAGCAGCGCCTTGTCGTCATGCACGAACGACACACCGGCCACCTTGCCACGGTAGCGTTCCCAGATGATGCCGCCGAACTCAAAGCTTTCACGAGCATCACCGCGCAGGGCGGCTGCCTGCTGGCTGTTGAGGTAGGTCTCCTTGACGGACTTGTGAATGATCAGCTTGTTCCAAAAGTTCTTGCCGCAGAAGGCGCGAGCTCCGGTGCTTGTCACGCTACCGAGTGCATCTTCCTGCATGTCCAGGGCTTCACCGCATTTAACCCGCAGCTCAGTGCTCGGGTCTGCCAACCCCATCGGTAGCTTCTGACGCTGCACACCGAAGCGGTCATAGAGGTCCAGCAGGACCGTCGAGCCATCGGCGTCGAGGATCTGACCATTCAATGCGCCCATGCGCTGAAACTCGTGCGTGGCGTCCAACTGGCGCCGCGCCTTGGCCAACCGTGCATTGACTACGTCCTGCACCGCCTGCAGTTCAGTGCGGGTACCGAAGGCGCGGATGCCTTGAATCTCGTCGGCCTTGATGGTGAAGCGCTCCGGCAGGTGCACGGTGTTGAACGGGATCAGGTTGCGCTTGCTGCCTGCGACCACCAAGCCGGACGTGCCACGCTCACCCGCCGGCACCAGGGCCAGAGTGTCGCCGTCCTTTTCAATCTGCACGGTCAGAGTGGTGATGCCTTCCTCGCGGAACAGACCCAGCGCGCTGATGCGCCCCGGCAAGTAAGGCTGATCGTTGAGTGCAGCGGTCAGCGAATCGACGCTGAATGCTTCGTCGTCAAAAATGGCGATATCGGCCATGGGTAGTCTCCAGAAACGAAAAATCCCGCACACGGCGGGATGCTTACAAAAGAAGGATCGACTTAGCGGACGATCACGAAGTGAGTGGCGAGGGCTTTCTCGGCGGCCAGATCCAGGCCGGTCAGGTGTGCTTCGCTGACCTCGGCCAACCGCACCACGGCGCGACCGCGACGAACGACGTCCGATTCGCCGAGTGGGCCGTAGAGAATGGCGACGGCGTTTTCCGTGCCGTCTTCGGCGGTCGGGTTGTACGGGGCGAATTCACTGGTCGTAGCCACCAGGCCGAGGATTTGACCCGGCTCCAGCGCCGGACCAGCCGCAACATTGATTGCTTCTCGCGAGATGGTCCCGGCGCCCTCGGACAGCAGGAACTCACCTGCATGCATCGGTTCGCGTTTGATGGTCATGGTCTTGCTCCTTTAGAGGCTTGAGATTGAGCGGCCTGACGTGCCGCCCAGATCGACGGCGGATCGGGTTGTTTGGCTTGAATTTTGGGAGCCGGGTCTTCGTTCTGTGGCAGGCTGTTGTCGATCTCGAAGCCTCCGCCCTTCCCCACGACTTTGTCGAAGAGCCGCGCACGCACGGCGCTGGTATCCAGTCCGGCCTGCACAAACTCCACCGCAAACTCTGGCAGCCGGGCGGCAACACACAGATCGCGGATCGACTTGGCCTGGGTGATCGCTGCCTTCACGGTCGCCTCATCGACCAACTTGGTGGTGGCCAGCAGTGGCTCGATGAGGTTGCTCATTCCGCCTTGGTTACAGGACTTGCTGATCAGCAGAGCCAGCGCCGCCGCATCCGCACCAGGCTCCGGGGGTTGAGGATCGTCGATCACCGGCTCGGTCGGTTTCGCGGGCTCGTTGAGCAGATCCAGCAGCGCCTGGGGCGTGTGCTGGTATTTCTGCATCACCGTGCCCTGTCCCAGGCATGCTTTGATCTGTACGCCGTCGCCCACCTCATCGGCCAACCCGAGGGCCACCGCTTCGCGGGCCGTCAGCCAGGTCTCGGCATTGACCAGACGCCGCAGCTCGACTTCGTCGATGTTCGGCGCCTTGGCCTTGTAGGCCGTGATGATGAGCTCCAGCGCTTGATCCAGCGCGTTCGCCACCTTGCGCATGTCCTCGGCATCACCCGAGGCGTACGTCCACGGGTTGTGGATCATCAGCGCGGCGTTTTCCGCGATGACCACGCGATGAGCGCCGCAGACTGCAACGCTCGCGGCACTGGCAGCTAGGGCATCAACCCGGCCAGTGCAGCGTTCGCCCAATCGCGACAAGGCGTTGTGAATAGCCAGACCATCAAACAGGTCGCCCCCGATGCTGTTGAAGGCTGCAACGACGGGCGACACGCCGTCATCAAGCGCCGCCAAATCACGCACAAACTGATTGGCGGTGATGCCCCAGGCACCGATTTCGCCGTAGACGTACACCTCGATTGTGCGTTGTTCGGCTTCACCGCTGGCCCGGAGGCTGTACCAGTGTTTGTCTTTCACGGGCAGCTGCCCGTCCAGTTTGTTGAAGATCCGTAGAGGAAACGGCGGTTTCATGGTTTCTCCTGGTCGTCAGGGTGGGTATCGACCTCGACGAGCGTTCGGTAATTGAGGCCCAGGTCGCGGGCACGTTGGGCGTCAGCCGCGTTCTCCGCGTCGACGGCTTCGGCGTCGTAGCCTGTGCGCAGGCACATCTCACTGCGCGAGGCGAATCCGGCGTTGACCTCCAGCATTCGCGCTTGCACGTCCTGTACTGGTTGGATGTAGGCCCAGCCTTGCGGCACCCAGCGAGTGCGCAGAAATTCGCGGCGGCGACTGGCGTAGTCCGGTAAGTCAATCACTCCAGCCAGCACGGCCATGTCCAGCCACGCGGCGCGTACCGGTCGACAGAGTTGGTGGATGTAGACGTTGAATTGCAGCTGTTCAAGGCGGCGCCGGAACTCGTTCAGCACCACTCGTAGCGCCCGGTCGTTGATGCCTTTCATGTCACCGGTGAGGATCTCGTAAGGCGTGTCGGTGCCGGCTGCTGCGGCCATCAGTTGCTGACGCATGAAGTCCGGGTAGTTGTTGCCGGCATCCGGTGGTTTGGAGAACTCGACCTCCTCACCGGCGCCCAGCTCCTGCATGGTGCCGGGCTCCAGCGCGACCATCGGCGTGAAGCCGTCGCGGTCGGCGGTGATCAACTGGCCGGTGACCGGGTCGCGAGGAACCTGGCCCATGTCCGGCGACGGACGTTTGATGAAACCAGCGAACAGGTTGGACACCTCTTGCCGGAACAGTACCGCGTCGTCGTAGTTGTCCAGGCTGCGCAGTCGCTTGAGGACTGGTGACATGCGAGGCACGCCGCGTAGTTGACCCGGTTCCAGCGGTTCGAAGATGTGCAGCACCTGGCTGGCCGGTACACGCACCAGCTGGTTGTAGCCACTGTTGAGCGACGACGCGTCACGCGGGTGCGAGCGGTACATCCAATAGGCCACGCGCTTGCCGGCCGGGTTGAACTCGATCCCGGCGCGAATGATGTTGCCATCGCGAGTGGTTTCGAATTTGTCGTGCGGCACAAACTCCGGCGCCAGGGTCTGCAGCTGCAGCGGCACGACCAGTCCATCGTCGAGACTACGCGGACGCAATCGGACAAAGCACTCGCCCGCCGTTTCGACGGTGCGAGCCACCAGTGCCTGCTGCCCGTAGAAGTCGCAGAGGCCGTCTGCATCCGACTCGTCGGCCCAGTCGTCCCAAAGTTCCTGCAGCAGCGTTCGCAGTGCTTCGTCCTTGACCTTCGGGCGAGGCGTGATACCGGTGCCGATTAGGTTGCTGACACGCTTGTTGATCGCGTTGGCCGCATACGGGTCATTGCGTACCGCTGCCCGCGACCGGGCTCGCAGGTTGCGTAGCGCCGGGGTGTTGATGCTGTTGATGCCGTTATCGGAAGCATCCCAACTGGCCGAACGACGGCCCTCTCCGGCGCCTTCGTAGCTGGCCTTGATGTTCGATGGCAGCAAAAATCCGCTACGGGTCAGAGCCGGAAATTGTCGAGACATCAGATTCCCTTGCCTCCGTGACTGAGCCGCACGACCCGCGAGCGCGGAGCGGCAGCGCTGATTAGCGAACTGCGGATTTCTTCACGAGCGCGGAGCAGTTCGTCGACGTCGCGGTATTCCACCGTTCGGTCGCTGTAGCGCACGGTCTTTTCACCGCGTGCGATGGCGCGCTCGATAGCTTCGAGGTGTTTCTGGGTAAAGGACATATCAGCGTCTCTTCAGATAACCGCTGGTGGAACTGCGGCGTTGAGGGGGTGCGGCTGGGCGTGCCTGCACGACCGGCGCAGCAGGTGGTGGTGCCGCGACTTGAGCCTGTCGCACAGCAGCAGGTTCAGGTGTTTGGCCTCCATCAACGCGCTCACCCTGAACCGGTTTGACGCCAAGCGCGTCGTCGAACAGACCAGACTGGGCCAGTGCCTGACGCACCCGATCCCAGTCGTGTTCCTGGTAGCGATTGATGCCGAGGTAATGGGCCATGGCCAGGCAGTACACCATCAGGTCGAGCGCTTCGTTGCGCTCGGCCTTGCCCTTGACCCATTCGATGCGTTTGTGGCCGCGCACGTAGCGCACGACCTTGCGCTCGGCGACACACTGGACGAAGAACTCGTCCGGCAGGTCATTGGCAAAGTGCAGCGAGCCCGGGCCGTCCGGGAACGGATAGCGGTTGTAGATCCAATCCTTTGCCGTGTCGGTGCCGACGAACCAGAGCTCGGCGCCGTTGCGTTCGGTCTGGCCTTTCCAGGTCACGTCGACCAGGGACGGGCGCTGTGCAATGACCGGCCTACCCGGCTTGCTCGCGCCTTTGATGGCAAACACGTTGCGCCAACGACGCACACGGCAGAACTGATAGACCTCGTCGGTGTGGTGACCGCCGGAGTCGACGCCAACGGCAAGGATGCCCAAGCCGACGCCGCAAGGATGCCGGTAGCGAGCCTTGAGCTTTTCGTCCAGTACGGACCAGGTGCGCTCGTCGGCTGGATCGCCCCAGATGACCTGGTGATCGACCACCCAGCGCTCCATGCCGACGCCGAAACCCATCACCATCATTTCCAGGCGGTTGGCCTGAACGTCGACGGAGCCGGTCATCATCAACACTCCTGCCGGCATCGTGCCCAAGGTGTAGGTCTCCTGCCGCGCCCGAGCGATCAGCACCTCCGCCTTGGTCTGTTCGAGTGCGCTGTCCCAGACCTTGGCCAGACGGGTGTTGTAGAACACCTGCATCAGGCTCGTATCGCCTTGGGCTTGGGCTTTTTTGGCGTCCTCGAACTCTTCGGCGAGCGAGGCCCAGTCCATCCAGCCTGTTGGCGAGTAGAGGGAGTTGAGATGGAAGCCGACCGTCTTGCCGTCGCCGCTTCCATGAGCACGCCATTCGCCCCGAGCGAGCATGTCGCTCTTGTGGTGTTCCTCGATCAGCACGTCGCACTCAGGGCCTGCGCACTGGTAATGCACGGTTCTGTAGTCGTTGCTGTAGAGCAGGCGTTCCCATTCCAGCACCTGCATATGGCCACAGGTGGGACACGGCACGTAGTAGTAACGCTGGTCGCTGGACTCGAACAGGTCGGCGATCCGCGAGGCACCTTTGATCGTCGGCGAGCTGGAGAAGTAGATTTTGGCGTTGCGACCGAAGTTGGTCGCCCGCGTCTCTGCCAGCTTGATGGGATCGCCCTCCTGGCCGACATCGTTCTCCCAACGGTCGACTTCGTCGCCGTAGATGTAGCGTGCCGACAGCTCCGACAGGTTGGCCGCAGAACCGGCGGTAGTGACGTACAGCGAGCCGCCCTCGAATTCCTTGGTGTCCATCGTGTTGCGGGCATCCCGCGAGCGGGTGGCCGCGACCCGCTCGCGCAGAACGGGGGTGGCCTTGATGGTCTTGCTGATCCGCCCCGACACGCGCTTGGACAGGCCGAGGCTGGGCAGCAGCGCCAGGATGTTGGAGGGCGCCATGTGGATCAGGCCGCCCATCCAGTTCAGGGCGATCTGGGTTTTCATCAACTGCGAGGCCACCATGGTGACCACGCGCCTGCAGGGGTGAGCCGGCGACAGGCAACGCATGGGCTCGCGGGCATAAGGTGTGCGTGAGGTGCGGTACTGGCCGGGCTCTGGGGCGCCGGTGTCTCGCGGGATCCGCATGTACTCGTCGGCCCATTCGTCGATCCAGAGGTCGGGGTCGGGGCGCAGTCCACGGAAATAAGCCTCACGGTACACCTCTGCACCGTCAGGAAATTCCGTGTGCATGGGTTCAGTCCGTTGTCATGGCGTGTTCAAGGTCGGCTGATGAGAGGCGCTCGGCCTCCTCCAGCGTTCGACGGAAGGTGGCTGTCAGGTGTTTTTCGATCAGCCAGGGATCGGTCATGGCCGCGAGATCGTGGGACAGTTGCGGCAGCGGGCCAAACAGTTGGTCGCGCAGCAATCGGCCGGCGTTGTAGGCACCGGTCTCTACCGCTTCCTTGGAAACCAGTGAGCCTTGTGCTTTGCCCAACTCGATCTCGGCCAGTTTGGCCATGTTGTGCTCACGCAGGGCGCGGGCTTTTTGGAAGTCGGGAAGCTTGCCTTCGCCGGTAAGCACCTGCGGCGGCGCAGCTGTGGAAGTCGGTTCGGCCGACGTGGACAGTTGGCTGTACACGTCGCGCTGAATCCGGTCTTGTTGGTGCCGGTCAGCGACGGCGGTTTTGCTCGGGTCAGCGGTGTCGCGAATCAACGCTTCGCTGGCCAGCACGTCCACCAGTTTTCCGTTCGGCGACAGCACCAGACGGTTGTTGTTTTTCAGCCAGGTGATGTAGCTCGGCGCCCTGCCGATCCGCGCCGCGAAGGCGCTTTTCGACAGGTAAGTTGGTTCTGTCATAAGCCCTCCTTTCAACAGCTTTTCAATGCAGACCTTTCAATTTCAATGGATTGAATTTCAGTAAGCTGGGAGCGCCCCCGCTAATACTTTCCCGCGGGTTTCCGACCCCGTACCCCCCGAAATTCGCCAGGGTCCCCGGCGGTTTTCGGCGTCCCAGATCGGTGCATCACCCCTGCTCGCCCCCGGCTGGCGGGACTTCGCAGACGCCCAGCCGCTTAGCAGCCCAGCGTTCGTACAACCCGATGGCCACATCGGCGCCGGCCATTGCCGTCAGGCAACCCAAGGCGCCCGCCGTCCAGAGCGTCATGCCGGCCGCGATCATCAGCATCATCGCCGACACCCCGCAGACAATGCAGGCCCCGGACCGAAGCGCGAGGCGGCGCAACAACGCCCAGCCCCGCGCCCCATCCTTGTCGGCCCGCCACATCTCCCCCGATACGCCGCCGACTAGAGCCAGGACGATCACTAACCAGATCGGCATCTCTGCCAGCGCTTGTTGCTCGTTTGTCATCGCCAACCCCTAAACGCAAAAACCCGGCGCAATGGCCGGGTTTGGTGG